ACTCAAGTTGTCTGGCTTCTTTCCAAAGCCCAATCGATTCCAGGTGTGCGGCTTGTTTCTTTTCCTGTCGTACAGTGTCAATTGCCTCGTCAATGCGTCGCCGCAATTCTTCATGGCTAGTCACAAGGTTTCCTCTTGTTTGGTGGGTTCGAATTCCGCGAGCAGATCGGCGATATCGCTCATCCTCTGGCGCAACAGCGCGGCGATGTCGCCGTGCACACGGCCTTTCGGACACCGCATACCGGACGCCCATGCGTTAGTCGTCTGCAACGGTAGGTCAAGCGCTGCATCGAGCTTCGTCGATGCGCGATGCCCAAACAGCAGTATCGCGGCCTGGTGAATCTGATCGGTATGCCAGCGGCGTTCGAGCACCTTACCGTCCTCGCGGTACCAGCCGCGCCAGTAGGGGTACTGGTCCGCGATAGGCACGCTCGCCGGCGCGCAGTCTATGACGCTCTGCCAGAGCGACCAGAACGTCGCGTCTTCGCTCGTGCGTAGGCGCAGACCGGCCGGCGTAGACCACAACTTGCGTAGGCCGGCCGCGGGTGTGGAGCGTAGCGCGCCGGCCAGTTCGGCGGAAATGTCGCCGTTCGGATAGGTCACACGCGCGAGCTGACCGATCCGAAAGAGTATGCCGTTATAGCTGCTCATCACGCACCTCCCAGGCGGCGTCAAGGGCCTCGAGAGCTTCGAGCGCGTCGCGGGTTTGCTCACGCAGCAGTGCGACGATGTCCTCCCGCACGCCGGCGGAGATGCGCCGCTCACCGCTCGCCCACGCACGCACAGCGCGGTCGGAGACGTCGAGCGCAGCGGCGAGATCGGTCTGCCACCGGCTACCGAACAGCATCCGGCCCACGCGCGCCAGATCGTTCGGCGTCCAGTGCTTGGGGTTGTCGAACCCGATCCCGTAGCGGTACCAGCCTTGCCAGAACTGGGCGCGCGCCTCGCTCGGAACTACCGCCGGCAACTGCTCGACCGGCGGCATCGTCCGGAGGATCGTGCGCAGATCCGCTTGTTCGCCGGCGGTCAGATCGCGCGCATCCAGGGACTCCAACAGGGCTACGAACCCTTTCGCGGGGTTCCGCAGGATCGCGTCAACGACGGGCAGGGGCAGTTCGTCGATTGGGTAGGCCAGGCGGGCTAGCTGGCCCAGACGAAGCATGATGCGTTCGTTCGAAAAGGTCTTGTCGAACATCACTTGTACTCCTTCGCTGCGCGCGCTTCGTCGGACTCGTCGTCGAACCCGTTCGGCAGCAACTCGTCGAACAGTTCGTAGAGGTCGGGTTGTTGCGCTCTGTAGTACGCGATCTTGTCGGTGTACGACGCAAACGTCAGTACTCCGTCGGTGATAGTGTGGATGTTGGTGTTCATGTCTTAGGCTCCTTTAGCCTCGATGGGCGGACCGAATGTCCTTCCCCTGGTGCGTATTGTGCCTAATACTAGGAACATGTCAATGACCGTTCGTCGGGTCGATGAAAGGCAGACACAAAAAAGCCGCTGATTCGCTACGCGGGCTCAGCGGCCAAAGCCTCGATAGACTCACCGCCCTAGGCGGTAAGCTCGTCCAACATCATATCACATCAAGACGCGGAATAGTTCTTCATGCACGCCAGGAAGAGGCGGCGTTCTGCCGGTGTAAACTGCGGTAGTGCCTTACCGTGTTGGACGCCTTCCAACGGCGCTACGACCTCTTTCAGCGCGTTGTACGCATCGTGCCCGTGCGCAGTGATAAAGTCCCGCCCAGCCGTAATGACGTCCATGTGGCTGTCGCTAGCATCCAGTGAGGCTTCGCGCTTCGACTCGACGTACGCAACCAGATCGATACCACCTACCGACGCGACTGGCGCTTGTGTGCTCGGGCTGGCGGTGGTCGCAGTACCTTGGTCCGACGACGGTTGCTCGGCGCTAGGCGCGTCGTCTCCTCCGGTAGGCTCGGTTGCATCTCCTCCGGTGTCAGCGCTGTCGGCGTCAGCTCCGTCAGAAACTGCATCAGCGGAGTCGGTTTCGGTTGTCTGGGAATCGTCGCCATCGGTGATGTCCTCGTCCGTAGGTAGCGAATGCGTTTCGACGATGATCGGGCTAGATTCAGTCTCTACGGGCGTAGACTTGCGGCGACCGCGTTTGCGTGGCGTAGGCTCAGTGGCTTCCGGTGCTTCCGGTGCTTCCGGTACGTCGGCCAACGCGTCCGGCGGCACGATGTCGGGAAGCTCCGCGACAATCGGCAGCACGTCCTCTACTGGATCCGGGCTGACCTCGACTGGGCGTGAAGGGGCGGGTGCGTTCGGCGCCGAAACGCCGCGTTGTATCAACGCGGTGAGTTCGAGGAGCTCGGTGATCGAGTCGATGATGATTTTCACTTGGTACCCTTTTGCGGTTATGACTGACGACGAAACGCACCGGTACTGTAGATCGTCACAAGCGTCTCTCGGTAGTGCAGTTCGTTGGTGCGGATATGTGCATGTAGGACCTGCATACGCTCGAGCGACGCCGCACCACGATGGCGCACTTGACGCGCGTTGTTAGTCGAGATCTGCCACAGCTGCGCGGCGGTCTCGATTCCGACAGCGTCCACCAACTCGCGCACGGTCCACGTAGGCACGGGCGTCGCATCGGCGTCCAGAAAATCTCGCGGGTTACGTTTAGTCGTCGAATTGGTTTGGCGGCTCATCGGGTTGATCTCAATGTGGTTTGCGACACATTACAGTATCGCGTCGCGGGTGTCAAACATTCGCCGGGAGCAGTGCATGGGCGAATCTTGGAAAGGTCATCAGCTGGCGGGCGGCGACGCGGGCCGCGGCCCCAAGCGTTGCTCGCGGGGCAAACGAATCGACAGACTCCCACCACAGATCGAATAGACGGCGCGAACGGATGTCGTGCGCGTTATCCGTGCCGACCCCCGCAGGCAGGATGTCGCCTACCGGGCCGATATCGCCGACTTTGAGTGACGGCAGCCGCACACGTGGCGCAGCTTCGAGCCGCCACAGCTGCCATACGAGCTCTTCGAACGCCGCTGAATTAGGCATCATGTCCGCTGCGCGGGTGCGCTCCTCGAATCGCTCGCCCGCGTCCCAGTCGGCGGACATGGCCGACCAGTCATCGTCGATGGTGTAGCGATCATTAGCGATGTCCTCCACGATGCAAGCGGGGTAGGTATACACCATCGCGTGCCGCACGATGTAGACGCGCTGATAGGCGCGCAGGTCGCGCAGGCGTTGTTCCAGTGGATAGGCTTTCATTGCGTGCGCTCCCAAGTCTCGTTATCGTCATCGGTGAGCGTTTGACCGACGTCGAGTTGATCGAGTAGGCGTTTGGCGGCAAAAGGGTCGTGCCACCCGAGAATAGATGTAGCTTCGATAGTTCTTTCGCGGTGCGAAAGCGGACCGAACGCGCTCTTGACTATCTTAAAAAGTTTGATGTCGGTCATGACACGCGTTCCCAGTACTCGCCGTCGTTATCCCGCGCGGAGTCGCCGATTGCGAGCTTGTCCAGCTCCTGCGACCCGGCGGCGATGTCGTCCCAGCCGATGAGTACCGCTTCGTCCAGCGACACGGTCCCCTGCACGAAGCGATTGCGAAAATATTTGGTCATGTTTGCGGTCCTCATGTGATGTTCAGAAGTCGTCGGTGAATAAACGGTCGTCGCGGTAGTCCGCTAGTAGCTTTTCGGCTAACGCGGCGCTGTACCGTAGGTCTTCGAGCGCGGCAGCGACGTAGTTGTGCCTACGCTCGCAGCAGGCCAGTAGCGTTCGTGCTGCAAATTCTAGGTCGGCTAGGGTGTTAATGACGCGGTAGTCAATGTCGGCTTTACTCGCCATGGCGGCAGTCTCAATGGAGGTGCTTTGCTTGATTGAGGTCAAACGGCCGTACGGGCTGGCTCGAGTAGCTGGCCCGAGACGCGTAACGCCTCACGAACCTCGCCTAGCGCGGCCGTAAACAGCTCAGGTTCGTCGTTGTCAAACGCTTGTACGAGCAGTGTCGTGCTGAGTTCGAGGTCTGACAGCACCTCGACAAGTACAGCGATCACATCGTCTGGGCTTGTTTCTTCGGTGTCGTCGTAGTCGTCCATTGCGGCAGTCCTCGTTGGTGTGGGTGTAGGTTCCCACCGCGTTACACATATGTCAAGTACTTTTATCAAATAATTTCGACCGAAGTGCAGAACTGCGACCTACGTCACTTACGCCAGTACGGGGATACGAAACCTTCGGCGCCGAGCGGTAGACCTGGCGCCCACAGCGGCGCTTTGCTCAGTCGGGCCTCTAGCTGCTTGAGTCGCAGCTCGGCTCGCTCCTCTGGCACTTCCAAGATCACCTCATCGTATACGTGGTGAACGATCTGCTCTACCGGCGCGACAGAAAGCATCGCCTCCCAGAAGAGATCGCGAGCGAGGCCCTGGGTCATGTTATTAGACAAGATTTTGCGGTCGAGCGTCTCGACCACACCGTTAGGCTTATCGTAGACCGCAATTGGCGCACTAGCCCCAGGCTCTAGGACCAGCCGCGCGTTGTGATAGCTGATCGCGCGACCGGACGGGAGCTCCATGCGCAGTGCGGTCGTATCGCGAACGAACGTCGCGGATGTGCACAATCCGCGGCCAATCGGGACGACAACAGCGCGACCGGGTTGGTCGAGTGCAATCAGCGCCGCGTATTCGAGGCTCGCCCACCACGTCGAGAGGGCCGGGTGACTCTCACGGTACGACCAGACGATCTTTCGCCGTAGATCTTCGGAGAGCTCCAGCCCGTAGGCTTTGGCCATATTGTCTAGCGCGCCGTCGCCACCGCCAAATTGCAGCGCTAAGCGGGTAATTTTGCCGATCTGCCGCTGATCGCTCGTCACCGCGTCGGTGTCGGGCAGGTCAAAAATCGTCGCGGCCTCGACCTTGTAACCGTCGATGCCTTGTTCGTACTCGACCAGCATGCCCTCATCGTTCGCGAGCCAAGGGCCTTTGCGCGCCTCGATGCCGGACAGGTCGGCGACGACCAGAATGCACCCGGGGTTTGTCGCACAGAATAGATGCCGCTGCGCGTCAGCGAGGGCCGCCAGCGGTGGACCGACCTCCGGGCGCGAGAGATAATCGTAGTCGCGACGGCGCGCGGCGTCGAGATAGGTGATCGTGTCTTTTACTTTTCGGCCTGGACGCGGGCGCGCAACGTTGAGCAGCTGCACGTCACCGCAGCCCATCGCCGTCGACCGACCCGATAGCGCGCCGTGATAGACCGTACTGTGACACATCCGTCCATTGACGTGCGCTCGCAAGATCGCGTCGTGTTTCTTTGGCGCGCGACTCGCGTCGAGCCGTAGCGTCAGCACGTCGCGCAGTACCTCCGGCACGTCGTCGCGCGTCAGCAGCGCTTTGACCGATTCGCGGCCAGCTTCGTCGAGTTCAGCCCCTAGACCCGCGGCAAAGGACTGGATCTGCTTGATAACCGACGTCGTCAGAATCTTGCCTTGCGTCGCGGTCTCGACTTCGAAATCGATCATCGCTTGCGCGAGCTGCGCCATCTCGGCCATACCTTCGGCGGCCTCGACATCTACGCCGAATCCGCGCATGTTGATCTCTAGGTCGAGCTGCCAATACAGCTGCTCTTTAGGCGGCATCGGCTGAGTGGCCTCCCACAGCGCGACCATCACGTCGGTGTCGAGTAACGCGTATTTGTACGTCCGGGCAAATAGCTCGGGATGCGTGGCCGGCGTCCATTCTGGGTTATGCATGAGCTCTTTCATCGCCGCTGCGCCCTCGCGATCTTTCTGGAGCGGCAGTCCTAGCGCTTCAGCGGCGCGGCCTAAACCGCCAGGCAGGCCGTTATAACGCGCACGCGCGGCACTGCACTGCACCTGACCGCGGAGATTGAGTTGCGGCAAGTCTGCCTTGACCCAGCGTGGGAGGACGTCGTTCCAGATGAGCGCGTCGAAGGCGGCGTTGTGCGCGACGAACGTCTTGCCTGCTGCGATGTGCGCCAGTATCTGCCGCGGGATGGGCTGCCCTAGCTCCCACAGATCGGCCTGGCGCATGCCAGGCAGCACGAAAGTAAAGCAATAGGGCTTAGTCGTCGGACACGCCAGATAGCGCGCCAGACCGTGTGCCTTGAGATCGGTTTTGCTGGCGACTTCGAAGTCGAGGAAAAGTCCCTCGCGTTGCGTTTGCATAGATGTCCCGTGGGTATTACGCATATACTACACTATTGCCAACAGGCCGCAACCCCGGGCCTATATCTTGTAGTCGTCGAACACAAGGCCCTCGCGCCGCAGTTTCTTGATGATGCGGCGCCCGATCAATTCGGTGTCTTCCGAATCGCAAAAAAACCACGCGGTTGCACCGCCGGCTGTGTTGCGCTTTTCGATAAAGCCCGCCCGTGCGAGTGCAGTTAGCTGTCGCCGCGCGTACGGCATGCTGCACCCGGCCGCCTCTGCGTAGTCTTCGACGAAGAAAAACGTGTGCGCTAGTTCTGTTGGGGTCGGTTTGCGGGTGGCAATGTACCGGCGCACGGTCGGACCTGAGTAACGCCTGAGGTACACCCATTCGCTGCGCTTGGCTGCACTGATCCGGGCGTTGTGCTTGAGCTCTACAAAATCGAACGTTTCCGACATGGCTTAAATCCTAGTGGGTGTGCGTGGGAGTTACGGCTATTATACGGCAGCATTACGGTTGCGTGCAACCCTACGTCCCGTATGCCGGGTCGTACCGAAACGACTGCAACTGCCCGTCGCGGATAAATTGCAGCTGCGTGAGCCACACGATCCCGTCCATACCTTTGGTGAGCGTTAGCTCGACCGGATGAGGGATCGTGTCTCGCTGCAACAGCACGCGGTGCGGCTCGCTCGGCAATTTGCGCCCTGTAGCCACCTCGAAGTATTTGCGCGCCTGGGCGAAGAAGCGGTTATCGGCCGTCTTGCGATCAAAGTCGAGGCGCAGCGTCCGTATGCCGCCGCCATCGGTGTGAAAGTCATAGACAAGCACGCTATTACCGTGCGCGCGACACTCGGTGTGGACCACGGCAAAGGACTTGGACTCCACGCACAGATCGTCGGCGAGTATGATGCTCGACTCATCGTGCATGTCGTAGCTGTCGCCGATGCCGGAAATAGGGTCGTGAGGCGCAGGTTTTTGCGCCTGCGTGATATAGCCTTGGCGCGGGCGTTGACAGTTGCGACAAGTCATGTGCTCGGGATCGTTGAGATAGCCGCAGCCTGGCGTATTAGCGTCGAAGCCCGCGAGCCTCAGTACGACGCGCAAATCACGCTCTTCGATCTCGGGGCTCGGCGCGGAAAAACGAATGCCGTTTTTTTCGCGCTGCGCCCCTTTACCGGGCGCCTCCAGCACCTGCGCACTGCATTCCCAAAGTCCCGCGCGACTATCGGCTTGCTCTAGGTCGGCATTGATCGCGCCCAGGCGTGCAAAATTGCCGCCCGCATCGAGTACGAGGCAGTCTTCCTTGCCCGAATACGGCCGAAACCCACGCCCGACGATCTGACGAAATAGCACGTGCGACCGCGTTGCGCGTACGATCACCAGGGCGTCGACGTGCGGCGCGTTAAACCCGGTCGTCAGTGTCGCTACGGATACGATGTGACGCGTTTCCTTGGCCAGGAATTCGCGCACCCCTTCAAGGCGCTCGGCCTTCTCTAGATCGCCATAGATCAGCGTTACCGACTCGCCGGATTGCTCGAGACAGTCGCGGATCATACGCGCGTGGGCGACGTTGACGCCGAACCACATCACGTGCTTGCGCTCGCCGAGATTTGCCAGGCCGACGTCGACGACCTCGCCGGTGATCTTCATCGCGGCGGCCGCCAGCTGCGCCTCGTCGAAATCCTCGCCGGACGTCTTGACGCCGTCCAAGTCGATCTGCGGGAATCGCACTGTCGGCGCGGTAATCGGCGTGATGTAACGCTCGCGGATGAGGCGATTAAAATTTCGGCCCGTCGTGAGGTCGTACGCTTTAGAGGTAAACAGCCCGCATTGCGAGAGCGGTACGACCTTAACGCCCTTCATGCGAAATGGCGTTGCGGTCAACGCGATGAAGCGCACGCGCGGATTGACCTCGCGTAGACCCTCGACCAGTGTGCGCACGGACTTGAGCGACAGGTCGAAGCCGTGGGCCTCATCGACGATGCAATAGTCGATCTGGCCAAACCGCCGGACCTGCCGCCATACGGATTGCGGCGTGCCGAAGGTGATCTTGCGCTGGCGATCCTTGCGTCCTAGCGACGAGCAGTAGACACCGATTCCCGCCGATAGCGTAGCCGAGAGGTACTCGCGTGCTTCTTCGGTGTTCTGGGCAACCAGCTCCTGCGACGGCGCTAGGACCATCACGCGCGCCTCCGGCTGCCGTGCAATCAGTGCCTCAGTGAGCGCTGCGGCGACGAGCGACTTGCCGCCACCAGTGACGATGGCCGCGATAGGATGTGTGTTGTGCGCCGTTTGCAGTGCCGAGATAACGGCGTCGACGGCGTCGCGCTGGTACCAACGCAGAGTCTTTTTGACAGTCATGTGGGTGACCATGGTGAGTGGCGTATCGCGTACGTTACACGATTGCGTCAGATTGCACAACTTAAATCGACAAAAAAGCCGCTGAGCGATCAGCGGCTTTGTGCGTTACGGTCTACGCATCTTGGAGTCTGTCCAATCGACCGTGATCGGGTTGATCGCCTCCGCGCGTACGCCGTACCAGGCCCAGACGCCGCTTGGATGGATGTAGGGTTCGGCATCGTACCAGTACCATACGCCGTTGAAATCGCAGGCGGCGTACTGCGCCCAGTCGGGTGCGTCGTCCCAATCGGGTATCACGGACGCGTCTCCAAGGTATCTAGTGCGCGTGGCGGGTAGTTTCTTGCCAGGTCTTCGCGACCGGCGCTTGTCCACCGACCGGAGCTCACGACGTAGCGAGGGTGCTTTTCGTACCAGACCCAAGCCCCGTCGGTGTCCATCGCCAGAAAATTTGCCCACTCGGGCGCGTCTAACCAATTAGGTTTCATGATGGTCTTTTCTCTAGTGTGGTTGGCGCGACTGACGAACGCGGGATGTACTCCTCGCCGTCGCTAGCCCAACGCCCGGTGTCGACGACGTAGTGCGGTTCGACTGCATACCAGACCCATACCCCGTCGTTGTCCATCGCCAGATAGCGTGCCCACTCGGGGGCGTCTTTCCAGTCTGGCTTCATGGCCGTTCCTCTAGTGTTGTGGTGGGATCGATACCCGGCCACCGTGCCGATCTGGGTAATTCGTCGATGCGCCCACGGCCTTCGCACCAAAACCCGACCCGATCATACTCCGGTTCGTGTTCGAACCAGCACCACCTGCCGTCCAGATCCATCGCCAGATAGCGTGCCCACTCGGGGGCGTCTTTCCAGTCAGGTTTCATCAGACACCCCGCTAAAGGCAACATTTTCCCAACCCATATTATACGCCATCTCCATGTGTCGAACTTGGTGGGTCTTCTCTGCCTCTGCACGGGCTGCTAATGCTTCTGCACTGGTCACAATATACGCAGTATCACACCCTGCCGGGGCCGGATACCTTTGCCCAAATTCCCATTTTGCCCGCTCGGGGGCGCTCGACAAATCTGGACTCGCTTTCTGTCGGTTGCTGATCCTATACTGCATCACTTGATCTCCGACAGTTTGTCGAGACAGTCCGCCGTGGCCGCCCGCTTGTTGTCGCGGTCGACGATAGCCCACTGAGCGATGACGTAGGCACGTGCCCAGGCCATCCAGTCCTGCGCATCTGCGCCGCTCGGAGGATCTCCACTATCGAGTGCTGGGGACCTCTGACTGCAATCGGGCGCTACTGGCGCGCGCTGCCTCTCGGGCTTCCCTAGCGAGCTGCAAGACGCGAGAATCGTCGCTAAGATGTAGGCTACGGCCAGGGCCACTACTACCCGATGCAGAAACAACAGCACTCGGGTCAAGGTGATCAGGGATCGCAGCGACCGGCGCTTTTCCGACGGCGACAGTGGTGCCAACCGGCGTGCTAGCACGGCTCTGACGATTTGCGTTGGATCGAATTTGATCGATTTCATTGGCGGCGGCCTGTGCGGATTGTGAGGTCTTTGCAGCGGCGATGTTGACTTCCTGCTGCGTCTGGTTTGCGATCTGCTGGGTGGCGCGTTCGACCTTTATCGTCTGCCGCGCCGCACGCAAATCGGCCTTAGTTGTCGCGTTACTGCTGCCGCGCCAATAGATCAGCCCGGCGATGATCAATATGACCAGTAGCGTCGCGCCGGCGATGATGGCGCGCAGTTGTGTAATCATTCGGTGCTCCTGATGGTACGGGCGAGCTCGACCAAATCGGTCAGCTGCGGGAGGTTGCGCAAGTTGTGGCGCGACTGCCACCAACTCGCAACGGTATTGTCGAGTGCGTAGACCGGCTCGGCCAGGCGCTCTGGCCAACGTTGGGAAGGCTCCGGTGCGGGACCTTCCCAGCCGTTAAGTGCGCGTAAGTTACTAGCACAGAGGTTGAGCCGGTAGCTCAGTGGCGGGCGGCGGCTCATACGATGCCTGCCAGCAGCAGCATCACGCCGCCCGCGGTCAGCGCCGAGATGAAGCCGATAGCGATGCCGATGTAAAAGTCGAAGTTGCTGTTGGCGAAATCGGCCAGAGCGTCGGTGTTGGTCTTGGTCTTCATGGTGTCGTTCCTCAGTTGGTGGGTGTGTTTCAGTGAGTACAGGCTATCGCCTTCGTTACGATCTGTCACAGTTTTGCTACACCGTTCGTCGGGTCGACGAACGGTCGTTGGCCTTGCTCATCTGACTTAGCCAGTCAGCGCACGCCGGTGTGACCGAATCCACCCGCGCCGCGCGCGCTGTCGACGAAAGTGTCCACCACTCGCAAGCCTACGCGCACGACCGGCAGGATCACCAGCTGCGCAATCCGGTCGCCCGGCTCGATGGTGAAGGCCTCGCGGCCGCGATTCCAGGTGCTGATCAACAACGACCCCTGGTAATCCGCATCGATGAGGCCGGTACCGTTGCCGAGTACGATGCCGTGACGATGGCCAAGCCCCGAGCGCGGCAGGATCACCGCGCACAGCTGCGGGTCGGCCAGATGGATCGCGATGCCGCTGGGAATCAGCGCCGCATCGCCCGGCTGCAACGTCATCGGCGCCTCCAGTGCGGCACGCAGGTCCATGCCTGCACTGGCTTCGGTGGCATAGGCCGGCAACGGCCACAGATCGCCGAAACGCGGGTCGAGCAACTTCACCTGCAAGGACTGGGTCACGATCACACATCCCACTCGTCGTCGAGGGACGGCCTATCGCGCTCGTTGCGTTCGGCTAGGTTGCGCGCGATGTGATACCGTGCCGCGGCCGCCTTAGCCTGCGTGTCGTCGTCGAGTACGTACGGGATACCCTGGTCGTACTCGACGACCTCGTTACGGTCGCTCGACGCGACGAATGTCCAGTTCATGGGAGTTGCTCCGGATAGAAGGCGCGGACCATTTCGCCCATCCAAGGTTTGGCGATGATCGCGCGGAAGGTATCGTCGATCTGGGCGCGTGTGAGCCTGCGCCAGCGGCCTGTGTCCATCGCGTCGGACAGTCGATCACCGGCGCGTGTGGCGTGGGCGGTGTACTCGATCTGTGCGCCTGCGGCGAGGGCCTGCTCAAGGTCGGCGAGCGTCACGATGCGCCGTGCTGTGAGTTGGTAAGTCATTTCGCCGGTCCTCTGAGTTCATAGGATCCGTCCATATAGTCTATGCGCAAGACACCTCTGCGTGGCGAGCTGACTAATTTCACTTCTTTGCCATCGATGACCGCACGCTTTACGGGCGCGGGCGGAGGTGGTAAGGCTTGACGCAGCTGCCCTGGCTTGCGATGGGTAACCATACGCGCCGCACAACGTGTTCAGTGTGTTATAGGGCTGCGTGCCGGTTCGGGGTAGATGGCGGGATCGGACAGGTCCTGATACTGGCCGTTCGAAAACATGATGGTCACAGCTCTGAACGACCATTGCTGGCAGTCGAACACGCCTTTGACGTACAGGAAGTCCTGATAGGACGGATTGACCGGTGTGCGCTGCCACGCTTGGATAAGCGGTCCTTGCACAATGAACGTGCGGTGGTTGATCTGAACGCCGCCGCCAATGCCGTGCCAGGAGATGTCGCTCAGCACAATGTTGGCCTCGAAATCGTCGGTCGCCTTGACGACGTTGGCAAAGCCAAGCGCGGCAGCGGCAGCGAGAACGCAGTATCTCAGTTTCATGGCCTTAAGCTCCGTACTCGCGGTCCGCGGGATTGGGAACGCTCGTGTTAGATTTCGGCTGCGACTGCTGTTTCTTGAGGATCAATTCGCGCGCCTCGCAGAGGGTCGCCATCGTGCTGTAGGGAACCGTGCCGGGCGTCGGGCGGAAGAGCTTAACCGACACATCTTGGTAGGCGCCATACGGCAGCATGACGGTCAGAGGCAGCATCGTGGCCGACGCGCACGACACGACCGCTTTGGAGTACAGGTACCCTTTGAACTTAGGCGCGAAGGTCCGCTGCCAGTAGGTGACCATGTCCCCTTTGAGCGTCAAGGTCGTCAGGTTGATTTCGATGTCGTTTTCGATGGGCTGCCAAGCGCGGTCGATCAGGACTTTGTCGGCTTCGGAATCCGTGGTTGCTTGCGCGGCGCCGGCGACAGACAGCGCGGCGAGAACGAGGATGTGGGCGATTTTCATGGCGTCGGTCCTATGTGGTAGGCGCGTAGGTTACTTGTCGAATACGCGGCAGAGTACGGCGTTCGCTTTGGCTAACTGAGAATCAGGGTTCGGAGTTTTGAGCTTCCCTTCTCCCGGCAGGACTTCACCACTCCCCAAAACGATATTGAGAATTGCGTATTGTTGAGACCGGCAGTTGATAACGATTTCCATGTAACCGGTCCCGTTGGTCTCGGTCGAGGACCGATACCATGCGGATATATGATGATTAACGACAAGTACTGTCGTAAGGTCAATCGAAACATCCGGCGCCATGAACACGTCCCACGTGTTCGTAGTCAACAAATAGTTAACTTCGTCTTGGCTGATCTCCCGCGCCCCGGCGGTGAACGACATCAGGGCGGCGCAAGCGAAAGCGATGGTCTTGGTCATGGTCTTCATAGTCGTAGGTCCTAGGTCAGAGTTTGGGTACGTAGTCGCGAGTGACTGGGCTGAGTGTAAACACTTCACGTATTGCGTCGTAGGTGTAGGTCCGTTCGGTGTTCCAATCCTTGCCATAGACAGTAACGGCACCGAGCGGCAGATCTTTAATGCGCGAATACAGGGTGCAGTCTTTGCCGAGTTTTTGCAGTTGCGCTTGCGTGATCGGAGGAAGGTCGGGGCGGAGAGATCGTAGCGCATCCACCGCCGCTGCGACCGACATCATCTTCGGCTGTTGGGCATCATTCATAGTGGTCGCTCAAAAGTCGGGCTCTAGCGCCCTAGAAGCTTTGCTGTCGTTATGGCGGGCCGCGTCCGCCAGGTGCCGCATCGAAGCTCCCAGCGCGCGCTCTGCGGTCCTCGCGGCGATGAACTTGGTCTCGACAACCTCGCCGGTTCCATCGACGAGGTCTGCGGCGAAGTCCGAAAACCCATCGAGTGCCGTCGTGGCCGTCCAGGCCGCGGCGAGCTCGTGCCGCGACGTAAAGGCCAACTGGCCGAGCATCACGACTTCATTGTCAATCGTGTCGAACAACACGAACTGAATCTGGCCGATGCCTTCGTAAGTATTCATAATTAGACCTTATAGTTTCGATTGTTACCACTCACCGAACCAGCGCTTCATTCGCGGCCCTTCGGACGTTGCCGGGCGGATCCCTAGACGGGAGAACATCGCCCGTACGGTGACTGCCGCTTCGGTCCAGTTGCGATAGATGACCCGAGCCCCGGGGCTGTCTTGCTGGATGATTGCCGGGCGCGGGTCCGGGCTCATCACGACAATGCTGTAACGTTGTTCGGGCGTTAGCATGTTTGYGGTCCTGTGGTTGGCGTGGGTGTAGATTCCCACGCCGCTATATTGCCGTCAAGCACCTACATCACATTTCTGACACGTCGATCTTGAATGGATTGAATTGCACGACGTTAGACTGGGGCTCGACTTTAATGTCGTCCGGAGCGAGGTACTCGCGATAGATCCCGGAGGCATCGTATGTGTCCTCCCAACCGCGCATACGCAACCACGTATGTACCTCTTTGGCGTTAAACTTTCGGCCGCTCGGCGTCGTGTCGAGTAGACGTCGGATGTCCGCCGACCGGATCGTGCGTCCCTGCGCGTTGATCCGCAGTAGCGACTCGATGATCGGAGGCATCAAATCGTCGAGATCGGAGCGTAAAGTGCCGCGTCCTTTGCGCATCGCCTTGCCGTTGTGCGTCTTGACCAGTTCCGGCACGCTACGAATCAGCGCGGTGTAGTCGGCTTCGCGCTGGCAAAAACGCGACTTTGCCTCCGCAAGAATTTGCGGTAGTTCCACATCCCAATCTCGCGGCGGCGCGCGGCGACACTCGACGGCGAGAAACCGTCGATTTCCCGTGTCGTCTCTGTTGAGTTCGTTTTTGTTGGCGGTGCCGAGCAAAACGAATCGACGCGGATGTTCTTCCTCGCGCCGCGAGTACGGCTTACGAAATACGTCTTGAGTGTCAGTCGTCCAGCGCTTGATATCCTCGTTTTCCCGCTTACCCAGTCCGGACATCTCGCACAACTCGGCGATGGGGCTTCGCCCCGCCGCCATGAGCATGCGCCTTTCGTCGGCCGCGAACGCAACTGGAGTAGGCAGAGGCCAGCCCATACGCTGCGCTAGCTTGAGGGTAAAGAGCGACTTGTCCGTGCCCTGGTCGCCGACGAGTACGGGGACGACGGGTACGGCGGCACCCGGGCTGAGCTGCCGCATGACGATCCCCGCAAAGAAGAGCTGCGCGGCACCGGTCACCGCCGCATCGTAGTCGGGGTTCGAGTCGGTCGCCACGTCGAACATTTCTTGAAAAAAACGATCTATCCTCTCCACGCCGTCCCAAGCCGGAAGCCTGAGAATGGACTCTTTCCACGGGTCTACGGGATTGCGCAGAGCTACCGCATTGAGTGCCGAATCGAGTCCGGAGAGAGTGACGCACGAACAACCGACGCGCGACACCGCGTCTAACCAATCGGCCAATTTATAGGTGTCCTGCGCCGTCACGTGGTCCTTGCAGATGTCGTGCTCGACGGGGATCTGGCCTTCGGCCGCTAACTTGCTTACTACGTGTTGTAGGTTAACCGCCGACGAATGGCGCTTGTCCTGCCTGTCGGGCCAATCCTCAATCGTGCCGGCCAAGCGCTCCGCCGCTAGATCTAAAGGTGTGCTCAGTTCGCGCATATCGGCGGCGCCAAACGCAAAGAACTCTTGCAGTTTGTGCGACCAGATGCCCGGCTTACCGTGCATCGACACGATCTCGGCTTTCTGCAAATCCTTGATTTTTAAAGACTCCGAAGTCGCGTCGAACGGATCGGAGCACTTCTTGCCTAGTACGAAGTCTAGGTTTTCCAGCGCCTCGCGGACCGTCCCGCGAAGCACTTCGCCCGCGTGCTCGAAGACGACCGGCCACGACGGCGGCAGTACCTTGTCACCCAGCGCGCGAAGCGAGAGCGCGCCCAATAGCGCGCCGTCGTCGCGCCCGGCCGCCAGCGAGTTGGCCATATGGTAGTCGAGCGCTACCCGTTTGGCGGCCAAACGTTTGGCATTTTTAGCGTCGCGAATGAGCGTGTCGTAACGCCGCTTGTCTAGCGGTTTGATTTTGGGCATATCGCGCACCGCCAACGCGCCGCTATCGGTCCTGTATGCGGCCGGATGGCCGGGGCCCGCGGTGCGAAGTACCCAATTTTGCGTCGGGGGTACTGCACGGGTTACGCCTTCGCCCAATACGGGCGCGGCCTCGAAAATGAGACGGCTAGGCTGGTACATGGCGTCGTCGGACAGTTGGCGCACGAGCAGCGCCCCCGACTTCGAAATCACGATACGCCCGCGGCCCGCCAGCCACTGATCCATTTTGAGCCGCTCGGCAAGTAAAGGGATGTCCTCGCCCGACGTCACCGTCAAGTAAACGTGGATCCCGCGTAGACCCCTGTCGCCCACAAAAGACGACGACGATGGGCGCGCCACGCGCACCGCTTGCTTAAGCCAGGGCGAACAGTTTTCGAGCGCGTCGAGCGCGTCTTGGACAGTGCGATATGGCACAGTTTCGGAGTCGATATCGACATCGATGACGAACAGCGCGGGCGCGGGGCGAAAGCGAAAATGTTCGTTCGTGCGCGCCACGGCGTTTGGCACGAAATCCACCCCGGCGCGCGTCGTCAACTCGACGCGATCCTCCGAAGGAATGCCTACGGTAATCGCCTGATTCGGCCGAAGTCCTTCGAGGACTACGGGAAGCTCTTCGATGGTCGTTATTTCGACCGTTTCGGCCGATCCGCTCGTCATGTGGGCGATGGCCGAGCTTGTCAGTTTTCCAGCCTCTAAAGTGAACCGTTTGGTTAGTTCGCAGGATGTAGAGGTGATGCGGGTCAGTTTGATGGTCATGCGTGGGATGCTCGATGGTGGGCGTGCGTCATCATGGTCGGGTACCCCACCGAAGTCAACTTGAATAAACGGTAAATTAAGTAGAGGTTCAGCTCCGAGACGCCAAATGCCGACGAACGGTCTTGGTTCGATTTGACTGACGCCATGGTCGAGCTCGGTTAGACGATGGCGTATGGGCGTATTCAGCGTTCCGAACGTGGGTCTAGCCCGTCTTATCTGGTATAGACCAAACGAATTTACGGTAGAGCTCGCTCGCTTTTGTTACGCTCTTGTTACTTTCGCTAAGTGACTGATTTTGTTCGATTTCACCTAATCTTCTAAGCTTTAAATGCTCTAAAAACTGGACTAAAAATCATGGCAAAATTACAAAAGCTAGGTTAATTCCAAAAGCACTAACATATATATAGTCTTAGTAGCTTTAGAAGCTTAGAAGCTTTAGGCGAGCTCTACCGTAATACCGATCTCTACCGTGTGCGCCTTGTAACCGCGCGTCGGATCGTCTACGATGCGGGCATGGCACTCGACACGCTTGCACTGACATCCGATTGGGATCTCGACATCGACGACCAGGGCAACTGGCGCACCGTCGGCGACGCCACGCAGCGTTCGCCGCAGACTGGGGCCGGCATGCGCCTGGCTCAGGACGTTGCCACGCGGCTACGTGCGTGGCGCGGCGAGGTCTGGTACGACGCCACCCAAGGCATCGATTACCCGCGCTATCTCGGCCGGGCTCCTGCGCTGTTGCAGTTGCGGATGGACTATCAGTCCGAAGCGCTCCGCGTGCCGCTGTGCGCGACCGCGCTAGCCTCGCTCGATCTGGATCGCCCCGGGCGCACCGTCGGAGGGACGGTCTATCTCTCCGATCTCAACGGCTACACCGCCGAGCTGGCCGTATGAGCATCCAAGTCGTCCCGCTCGCGCCGCGGCCTAATCAATCTCTATCGGTCGTTCTGGGCGGAAACGATGTGCATTTGACGTTGCGCACGCTTGCCGATACGACATACCTCGACGTCATCGTCGGCACGACACCGGTCGCGGTAGGGCGCATGTGTTTGGACCGCATCGACCTGACGCCTCGTGCGCGCTATCTCGGCATCGGCGGTCTGTCGCTGTGCTTTGCCGATCTGCGCGGTAGGTCCGCACCCGTTTGGACCGACTTCGGTACGCGTTACGTCCTGCTCAACGTCGCGCAGGGTGTGGCCTCGAGCGACGCGAGCGGCTCGCGAGCGTTGCTGACCTACGACGGTTCGTCGACCTACGACGGCCTACACACGTACGGCGGCGCGCCCGTCTGACGCTTATTGTGCCGTTAAGCGTGACTAGGTTACGCTCTGCATACCGCCTTGGTCCTTCAGAGCTGTAGCACATATGGCCGATCTGCCCGAACAACCTGCCGGCTGGCCCGGTATCCCGATGATATCGACGTCCGACCCGGTCCTAGGCGGTCAAGACGGCCCCGCCAATCGACAAGCTGCGGCGCTGATCTCGCGCTTACAGACGGTACGCGATCTCGTCGACGCAGCCACCGCCGCGCTCGCAACGGTGACCCCGCAGGTCGACCAGCACGTCCAGACGATCAACGCGCTGCAAGCCTCTGTCAGTTCCGTACAGACGTCCGTGCAGACGGTCAGTGGGGTTGCCACGGCGGCTCAGACCGCGGCCTCTGTGGCCGACGCTAAGGCCGTTGCCGCGCAAACGGCAGCCACGGCAAGGGCGGTGCGCATCGACCTGGGAACTGTCACGGTCACTTATACTGCAAGCACCGCACTGGTGGCCGGCGCACGTTCGATTGCGGTGGCGTGCACCGGGGCTCAGGTCGGCGACGCGATCTTCGTTGCGGCGACCAACGCGATACCGGACGGCTACGCGGTCGGCGCGGCGCAATGTCTGGTCGCCGACACGATCCGCGTATCGGTGATCTACCCTGCGCTGAGCATCGGCAATAGCTTCAGCATCTCCTTGCGTGTCTTCGCGCTGCGGTAACGCTTGACAACACTAGGCGATCTCTGTCACGATTTGCACGTAGTGAGTGGGTGGTGGTACGTGCGGCGASSCGACATGTTGTGGGGCATCTCGGCTCGCCGCACCTTCGAAACTCTAAAGGCCCACCGATGCTCAAGACCCTCGCACTCGATCTTCCCGGCCCCGACGCCGACGATCCCATCATCCTGACCGAAGCTCCGGCGCTTGTTGCCGACCGCGCAGCGCGCACAGCGCTAGCGGCGGTTAATGCGCCACTCGACGGCGGTATCGTAGCCCTCGCCATGGAGCACATGCCCGCCGTCCTCAAGCTCGCCGGTCGCGGCATCGAGCTCCTCTCTCCGTTCGTCAATCTCTCCCGTCCAGTCCGTCACTGGACAAACCTACTGACCGTCCAGCAAGCGGCAATTGCCCTGCATGTCGGTTTTTTGGTCGGCAGACCAGTCATCGATGTACCCGTACGCATGCGCGCCGAGCACATCAAACGCAGCGCCGACGACGTCTCGGTGAGCTTTTGTAGCCCGCCGCTCGCCGCTGTGCTACACTCGGGACGAGCGAGTTACCGCGAGCTCGAGACGGTGCTGAGCACCGAAGACGTCTACAACATCGTCGAGCTGCTCAACGTCGAGGCGATCCGAGACTGGCACGCCATGCAACAATCCCAGCAATAGTCACCCACCAAGGACACGCACCCATGCACTACGACAGCTCTACGACGATCACCGGACAAGCCGGCCGCGACGCCGGTAAGTCTTTCAAAATCGGCGAAGTACCGCCGGTCGAGATGACGACCTTTATCCTACGCTTGCTCGGCGCTATCCGCCTCGACGGCGTAGACGAGCTGCGCGCGCTGATGAATCCAGCCGAAGGATCGAACGAGATCGACACTGTGTTGCGCCTACTCGCCGGGTGCGACGCGATGGCCACGCGGCAGCTGATCATCGATGCGCTGGGCTATGTCACGATTGCTCCCGATCCGCAACATCCGGGCATGTTCCGCGCTCTGCGCGATGACGACATCAAGGAACTCAAGACGCTCGGCGAAGTCATCGGCGCTTTCGTCCGCACCAATATCACCTCAGGCCTGTAATCAATGGCGATCACGCTACCAACGCTCCCGAGCCTACCGACCCTGCCGACGCAACTGCCGTCGGCATCGCTGACCCCGGCGGCGGTCCTCAACGTCGTATCGCTGATCGCAAAAAATTTGCCGAAAATCAATCCACCGACCCCGCTCTATGCGATCATCAACGCCGACACCGGTCTGCCGCTCACGATCCCCGATAGCTGGGGCGAGATGACGCTGCATTTTGCCGAGTACCAGACGACCGATTATCCCATCGAGGCTGGCGGGTTTATGTCGGCCAACAAGGTGCGTCGCCCGGACGGCGTCGAAGTAACGCTGATCAAGACCGGTACGGACCTTGCGCGCGCCACGTGGTTGGAGGCGATCCGCGTACAGATCGCCGCCGATCCGATTGCGCGCTATCACATCCTCACCCCGTCGGGCATTTACCAGTCGCAGACGATCACACGGCTGTCGCACCAAACCCGCCCGGATCGCGGCACGAATCTGTTATACCTGGATCTGCAATTGACGGAGGTGCCGCAGATCACGACGCCGTCGCTGCAAGGCGACAACGCCGTCGAACCGGAGGCCGGGCCGACGCAGGAGGTCGGGCGCGTCTATCCGTCCGATGCCTCTCCCCAAGTGGCGTCGCTCGCTATCGCCGGAGCGTCGACCGGCAGTCCTCTACTCGGAGCGTAAATCATGGCCTCGCCCTCCATCGTCGACGAACTTGTCGTTACGCTATCGCTAGACTCGCAGGACTACGACAAGGTCGAAGCCCGGGTCGAGAAAAATGCGAGCCGTACGTTCAGGGCACAGCAGGAACGCGCGCGCAAGACCGATCAGACGGCGCGCAATCAACAGCGGCGCCTCAAGGACATGGCGCGCAGCGTCAATAGTTTCGGGCGAGAGCTCACCGTCGCAACGACGGTCGTCGCCGGCTTAGGCACGGCAGTCGTCGGCCTAGTCGGTAACTTTTTTAGCTTTCAAACCGCGCTGCGCCAGCAAGCGATTGGCACCGGTCTGTCGGTCAAGCAAATGCAGGCATGGACCGGCACGGCCGAACGCATGGGAGTCGAAGCGCAGGCCGGCGCGCAGGCCATTGCCAACCTCGAGCGCGAGCGCAAGCAGTTCAACTTGACAGGTAACGGACCGACGCTCCAGGCGTTTGCGCGCATCGGCGTCAACGCCGATCCGTCGCGTAGCACGGTAGACGTACTGGGCGACGCGCAAAAGCGCTACCGCGCCGCGGGCGCCGGACAAAAACAGCAAATCGAAAGCACGTTGCTCGCTAGCGGTATGGATCCTGCGCTGGTCGGGATGATCAAATCCACGACCGACGTACAGCAGGCGTACCAGACCTCGCTCAAGCAGTCCACCGACGAAAATACCAAAGCCGCCGAGCAGTGGCGCGATGCGATGGCCTCGCTCAAGGCCGCAACGGTCTCCCTGCAAGGCGTGCTGGCTGAGGCGCTGACGCCTGCGATCAAATGGGCCGCCGAAGAGATCCCGAGCTGGGTCACGGCCGTCAAAGAGTTTGCTAGCGACGTCGTCGACGCGGGCGGCGGTGTCACGGGCTTTGTCAACGTCTTGTCCAAGCACTCCGATACGATGCGCGCGTTGACCGATGGCGTGTCCACGGCCGTGGAGTACTTTCAGAAGATTTCATCGGTACTCTCGGACGTGTGGACGAAGGTCTCGGGGTTCTTGGGCAAGGTCGGCAGCTGGGTCGGGGGCAAGGCTGCGGACGTACGCGATAACATCGTCGAAGGCCTGGCCAAGCGCAATGCGCACGTGGCCAAGGTCGGCGACGGCGGGGCCTCGTCTCGGGAGTTTGCCACGCAGCTGAAAGCGACGATCCGTGGCTGGCTCGGCAGCAAGAATCCCTACGGGTTACCGCAGAACGTCGAAGAGCCTGGTAATCCGTACGACTTGCCGCACAACATCGAAAACGATGCGCCGCGTGCACGCGCCTCCGGCAAGTCCGGCAAGGGCACCGCGCAGGGCGTGATGAACGAACTCATCACGAAATATGGCATGTCTGTCGCGCAGGCGGCGGGGATTACAGCCAATCTGCAAGCCGAATCGGGCTTGGACCCGAGCGCATACAACCCTGCCGGCGGCGGCACTGGCGCACGCGGCTTAGCGCAGTGGCGCGGCGACCGTACGCAGGCGTTCGTCAAACGCTATGGCGTAACGCCGGACAAAGCCACGCTATCGCAGCAGCTCGAATTCATGATGACCGACCCCAGCGAACGTGCGCGGCTCATGAAGTCGATGACCAAAGGCGGGTCGGCGTACGAGTATGGCGTCGGTATGTCGGTCGGGTACGAATCGCACGGAAACACGGTCGAAGATCTGCGGCGCGGGCGTATGGCGGCTAAACTCGCCGGCGACTACAAGTCCGGCGACACCGCGGCGAATGTGACTAACGTAAGTATCCAGAACATGAGCGTCCAAACGCCTGACGCGCAGACGTTTGCCGGCGGCCTACAGCGCATCAATGGTACGCAGTCGTATAACACTGTGGTAAAGTGACGCGATGAACCCACTCCAGCAACGCCGTGCCCGTGTGACTGTGAACGTGCAACGAGAAGGCACGACCGGCCTGCGCGCGCTTGAGTACGTCTTCGAGCGCAACCGAATGGTCATCGAGGTACGCAACGGAGGCACGCAGTTCAACAACGCCAAAGTGCAGATATTCGGCGCGCCGCTCGAGGCGATGAACAACATCGCGCGCCTGTGGTTAGAGGTCCTCAGCCCGTCGAACACCGACACGCTCGACATCGACGTGTGGGACGGCGCGCAGTTCGTACCGTTTTTCCGCGGCGTCATTACCTGGTCGGCGATTAACGCAGGCTCGATCCCGGCTATAGCCCTGGAGATCGAGGCAAACGCTGCGATGGCGTTGATGAATTCGCCCGCCGCGCCGTACTCGTCTCCGGACACTCCCGTCAAGCTACCTGACGTCCTATCGGCGATCCTAATGCCCGTGGGCTTTACGGCCGACGTCACCGACGCGGTACAGCAGCTGCAAGTCACTAAGCAATATCTGACCGGCACGCCGATGGATCAGATCGCGACGCTGCTCAATCCCTATCAAGGCCTGGTCTACACCTTCGATCTGCAACGGTGTTACGTGCGCACGACGCAGGAGGCGCTGGGCGGCGAGCCTATCCGCGTCGACAAGTACACCGGCATGATCGGCTATCCGACCTACGCCACGAGCGGTATTACGCTCTCGATGCTATTTAATCCGCGCGTGCGGTTGGGTGTGGCACTCGACATCCGCACGGAGTTCGACTTTGTCAATCGCACGAAGTGGGTGACTTCGGTGTTGCAGCACTCGCTCGAGCCCAACAAACCTGGCGGCAATTGGATGACGCAAGTGGCCGCCGCCGCTTACGGACCAAAGGGAGGCGACAATGGCACTAGCGTCTGACGGCACCGCCGATGTGCCCGTCCCGAAAGGCTATGTGGACTATATCGTGCGCTATATCCGCGACGGCAATACGATGCGCTCGCAGGTCTATCGCGTTCAAAGCGAAGCCGACGCCACACAGCGCGCTAACGCGGCCGTCTCCGACGGGGCGTGGGCGGGCTGGCAGATCGTCGACATATCGACCGTGCCTGAGGCTAAGGCGCGTTTGCGAGGCGATAATGAGTGATAATCCGACACTAGGCGCGCCGTTCGAGGCGCAGTTCGACTCCGGTCGCATGCAGGATTGGATCATGCGCCGTTTGATGCGTCAGATCCACACTGCCGCGCTCGTACGCGTCGTGGCCGTCTATCCGACCTCAGGCTCGGTAGGGTTTGTAGACGTCACGCCGATGGTACTTCAGCAGACAACCGACGCAACTGTACTACCGGCGGCGCCCCTCTATCGTCTGCCGTATCTGCGCCTCCAAGGCGGTTTATCGGCGGTCATTCTCGACCCGGGCGTCGGCGACATTGGCTTAGCGACCTTCGCCGAGCGCGATATTACGGCCGCGGTGTCGACGCGCAAGCCCGGGCCAGCGCCGACCGACCGTGCGCACGACATGGGCGATGGCCTCTATCTCGGCGGATTTCTCAACGCCGACCCGACTCAGTACGTGCAATTTTTGCCCGGCGGTGGTGTCAACATCGTCACGACAGGTAACGTCAACGTCCAAGCCGCGGGGACAGGCACCCTGACCGCGTCCAGCTGGACCGTGCAAGGCGCAGTGAACTTTACCGACCCGATCACCGCGCCGCAGGCCACCATTGGCGGCATCCCGTTCACTACGCATCGACACGCGGGCGTTTCGACCGGCAGCGGCACTTCCGGTACACCCGTCTAATCTGATAGGATGGTCGCATGGCCAACTCAACGAACGTCCCACTTCCCACTTTTACGGCTGCCGGGTTAGCCGTACCGTCCTCGCCGGATGTGCTGCAAGGCGTGATGGCCGACTACGTGTCGGCCTTCGCCGCGTCCGGAAAAGCGCTCAGCACGGAGCTAACGACACCGCAAGGGCAGCTCGCGCAGAGTCAAGCGTACATGTTGACGCAACTCAATGCGGCTCTTTTGCAGCTGATCGCTAATGTAGACCCGGCGACATCGACCGGTGCGTATCAGGACGCGCTCGGACGCATCTACTTCCTCTCGCGCCAGCCGGCGACATACGCCACGGTGACCGGTCGTCTGACCGGCGTCGTGGGGACGGTCGTCCCGGCCGGTAGTCAAGCCCGTAGCCCCGACGGCACGATCTGGGCGACGGTCAATGACGTTACGTTCGGAGCGACCGGCACCGCGAGCGTCACGCTACAAGCGACCGTACCGGGCGCAGGCCCTTCGGTCGGGATCGACGGTCTTTCGATTTACCAACAGGTCGCCGGCTGGGAGGACATCACTAACGTCGCGCCGAGCACGCCAGGCGTAGACGTCGAGTCGACGCAAGCATTCGAAGATCGCCGCGCGGCGTCGGTCAACATCGGCGGCGTAGGTACCGCCGCTTCGGTCCGCGCTGCCGTGGCTAACGTGCCGGGCGTGTCGGACGTGTACGTTTACAACAATGGCGGCGACTCGGCGATCACCTACGGCACCACGAGCTACCCGATCCCGGCGCACTCTATCGCGATTACCGTGGCCGGCGGTAGCGACAACGACGTCGCTAATGCGATCCACTCCAAGCTCGACGCAGGTTGCGGGCTACCGACCTCCGGTGGTGTAGGTACGTTGACTAACGTCATCGTCGTAGACTCGGTCAACTACGCCCAGCCTTACCCGCAGTACGTGATCCGTTTCGTCCGCCCGCTGCCGGTCAACATCTACATGCGCGTCGAAGTGGCTAACCTGACGACGTTGCCAAGCACGTACATCCAAGACGTGCAGACGGCGGTGGCAAACGCGCTGTCTAACGGCTATAGCACGACCAGCGGCGACATTGCGGTTAGCCGTGCGCGCATCGGCGGGCAGATCGTAGCCGCGGCCTACGCATCGGCAGTGCTTGCACTAGGACGGGTCAACCCCGTTGCGATCTATGTCGGTCGGTCGGCCAATCCAACAAGCGGGCAGTCGCTCACCTTAGGCATCGATGAGCTGCCCGTCGCGGCTGCACTTAATATCACCGTTGCGGCGGTCAATGTGTAATGAGCGACTACGCACGCACCATCATGCGGCAGTATGCCAATAGCGCGACACTCGTTGCGCTATTGGATAGCTTCGACCAGTGGGTCGACCTGAGCAAGTTCTCGGCCGATTTCTTGGCGAACGTGTGGGATATCAGCACCGCGACGGGCTTCGGCCTGGACATCTGGGGCCGTATCCTAGGGCGTAGTCGTTACCTGCTCGTCCAGCAATCGCCGGGTAACAACTTCGGTTTCAACATCGGCGCCCAACCTGGCACGCAGTGGAAAGGTTGGAGCCAAGCGCCATTTTACAACGGCCAAAGCAGCGGCAATGTCTCCTACAGGATGACTGACGATGCGTATCGTCAGCTGCTGTTGGTTAAGGCTGCGGCCAATATCGCCAGTTGCGACGTACCCTCGATCAACGCGCTGATGCGCGCTATGTTCGGATCGCGCGGTAAATGCTATATTGGTTACGATCCTAACAACCCGATGCACATCGGCTACCACTACGAGTTTTACCCGTCGTCAGTGGAGAGGTCGATTATCGAGTCAGGACTGTTTCCGCAGCCCGCCGGCACCGCGGCGCAGTATATCTACAAGACCTTGAGTTACAGCCCGTTCGGATTTGCCGGCGCGAACACAGGCGCTAACCCGCGCGCTGTCACCGGATTCAACCAAGGTCCCTTCGTCACTACTAACCGCTAAGGTACGACATGCAATCGATCAATCAGCCGCAAAAAATCCTCGTACCCTTCGCCCAAAACGATAGTGCGAAGGTCGAGATTCCGGTGACGACCACGAGTCCTGGGCGTTTTTCGCAGACCTTAGGTTCGCCGCCGGAGACTGCGCTGCCGCCCGAGTCCGGCGGCACCCCTCCTCAGCTGCCGGATTTTAACGGCGCGATGAATCAACAGTCGCGGCTGGCCTGGTGGATGATGGCCGGCGGTCGTTTTGCGTTTGACTCGACCTGGGCCAATAACACCTACGTCAACGGATATCCGCGTGGTGCGGTGCTGCCCGCGGCAATCGGTGCCGGTCTGATCGGCATGGGCGAGTGGTACAACAACGCCGAAGCTAACACGGCCGATCCGGACGTCAACGGCGCAGGTTGGGTGCCAGGCTATCACTACGGCGTGACGGCGCTGACGGGCCAGACCGGCGGCACGCTGACGCTATCTCCGGCGCTCGCCGCTAAGCGCACGCTCACAATCGCCGGCACGCTGACATCAAATCTCGTCGTTGTCCTGCCGGCCTGGGTCTACACCTGGCGCATCGTCAATAACACCGGTGGCGCGTATACCGTCACCGTGAAAAATGCGGCGACGACTGGGGTCGTCATCCCTCAAAACGGCGTGTCGACGACCGTACATTGCGACGGCACGCAGGTCTCGTTCGACTCGCCTAACATCCCGGCCGCGGTGCTGTCCACGCAGCCAATGCAGCTCGGTCAGGCGACAGGTCGTTTGTTGGCCGTGCGCCGGTTTGCCGTCGCTGGCGCGACGACCTACACACCGACAACCGGTACTAACACCGTGATCGTCGAGGTCGTGGGCGCAGGCGCGAGCGGGGCCGGTACCGTGGCCGCGTTGAGCGGGCAAGCCGCCGCAGGTGGCGGTGGCGGTGGCGGCGCCTACGCTAAGGCGCGCATCGTGTCGGGCTTTGCGGGCGTGACGATCACCGTCGGCGCGCCGGGCGTATCGGCTGCACCGGGCAACGCAGGTCAAGCCGGTGGCGCATCGAGCTTTGGCAGCTTGGTCGTGTGTCCGGGCGGCGCAGGCGGCCCACAAGGCCAGGGCAGTTCGTCGGCGAACTACTCCGCCCCCGGTCTGGGTGCCGCGGCGCCGACCTTTGGCGGTAGTGCCGACGTGATCATGGCCGCAAGCGGCGCGGCAGGCAGCCCAGGTCTATTGTTTAGCTCGAGCATCGTCATCAGCGGCAACGGTGCTAACACGCCCTACGGTTCGGGCGGTGGCGGCGCCGGGTCGAGCACGGCCGGTCAGACTGGTACGGGGTTGAGCGCCGGTGGTCAGGGTAGCGGCGGCGGCGGCGGTTACAGTACGTCGGGCGGTAGCCCTGGTAGCGGCGGATCCGGTGGTGGCGGCCTCGTACTCGTTTGGGAATACGCGTAAACCGACAGACAAAACGAAAGACCCGCCGAAAGGCGGGTCTTTTTATGCGTCGCGAAGGCCGAAGATCAGATTGCCGGCGGCCATGCGCTTGTCCACCTGCGTACCGTCTAGTGCTTCCCACTGAAGGGCCATCAGATACAGACACACGGTTTGCCAATCTGCACGCCCTGCGGCGGTCCAAAGCTCGTCCCAGTCGCGGATGCGTTCGACACCGATGATGTCGGCAACGGCGTAAAGATAGCCGACTTTTGGGACGCAGTTCGGTTGGCGGGTCATCAACACGAAAACCCGCGACTCCAGGGCTCGACTCACACGCTCGATGTCTGCATTTAAAGCCATTCTTGCGACGCTCTCAGGTTGGGCGCTACGTTCGATAGCGCGGCCATAGCCGAGACGCAAGACATTGTCCGGGCCGCGGCGAGGAAACTCAGCACGCGGCCAGAATACCATTAAATGTTCAGCTGCGTCAGCGCACGCACGCTGGCGTATGGTCTCCAGTTCAGCATTCGCCGCGTCGGCGAAACCCTGATCGTCCGTACTGCCGTGGTTGTCAGCCTGCATTGTTTGCGCCACCTCTCATAGCGCGCGGAGTGAAGTAGTGGCCGCCAATTGCACCCAAGAGCGGGCCGAGATTGCCGAGCAGCAACATCAGCACATCTTTATTGGTTGCGGGCGTCTCCACGCGCATCAGGACGGCCAATGCCAGCCCGTACAATAACATAACGAAGATCGCGATGCCAAACCGGGCAACACCGATATTACGAGGTTCAGGGGTCATACGCTCAGTCCAAATAGGCGCTTGGCCTGTGCTAGTTTGGCCCTGCGGTCGTCTAGACCGTTCGTGCCGCCGTTGATCGCCTTCGTTACGCCGACCACATCATCGGCCAGCGCGAGCGGCTTGAGCTGCGGGCGCGCGACGGTCCAATACCAAAACGCAGCGTCGACCGCGTCGGGAAGCTGGGCGAGCATGCCCGGCGTCGCAACGACCCGCGTGTCGCCATACTTCCACGCACTGTAACGGGCGTAGTTGCTACGCCCGGTCACTTGAATGAGTCCGCGTCCCTTGAACCGCACCCCATCCCCGGGCTGCGTGTTGCCGAGATCCTTCCGGCCTTCGTACGCCTTCCCGCTGGCGAGCTCCTCCAGCCACTTCCCTGAGCCGGATTCGTGAGCCACTTGCGCGAGGAAGTGGCTCTTTTCGAGCGGCGAGGTCAGGCCGTAGCGAACACAGCCCGCCTCGAGTAGTAGTGCAATTTCGGCGCTGAACCCTAGTCCAGCTGCGACAGTCTCAGTTGACATCTCCGGTGAGCCCAAATGCTGACCGCACGTTGCGGCGCAACCAGCTTACCACACGCTTAACCGGATTTGTGTGCAAGGGAACTTTGGCAGACTGTTCGAAATGCGCCAGCAGGAACTGCGCTTCAGGAAGCACTAAGGCTCCGGCGGCTTTGTGATATGCGGCCAGTGCGTCGCGGATGTCCTGTTCGAATTTGTCGAGCCCTGGACGGTCGCTAGAGGTCCGCGCTAAGCGCACTAAGGTACGCACCGGAGCGCCGGGGGCGACGGCGTAACCGGCCTGACGTAGGGCGGCGACAAACGCGGGTTTGTGGGAGTCGATGGCGCGCAGGAAGTCGATCAGTGTGCGAGCATGTCGAGTGTTGTCAGTCATTGTCGTTGATCTCGTAAACAGGTGCGATAGTATAGTTTGTAGATCCGTGGCGCCGTACGCACTTATCGGCGTCTTCACGGGTCAAAAAAAGATAGATTGCCCTCCCATCTGAGGCGCGGACATGCCGCGAAATTACCGCTGAGTCGTCCGGGTGGGTCGAGAGATTGAGAGCGGACACTTTCGTGCCGTACATGATCTGCCACCCGAGTAACTTCTGGCTAGACATCTGCGCTGTCCTCGTAGACAGGGACGACCGAGTAACCCTCGATACCACTGGCGGCCCGCTCGGACATCAGTTTACCAAGCACAGATTCGGCGGCCTCTCGCGTGGCGAACAGATATGGTGAGCCCATCCCGGCAGGCCGGCTGTACATCCAACGGGCCGCACCCCAGTTAGGGCGTCGAGCGCGGAAACAAGACCGTCCATCAGAATCCGCCAGCCGAGTACCTCCCGTTCAGACATCGAAGTTCTCTTTATAGACCGGTACAACGGCATAAACGTCGGCACCCCCGGTGCAGCGCGACGCTTTCTCCCGCACAGCTTCGGCGGCCTCTTCCGTGCCGAACAGGCCACGGTGCATACCATTCGGCGGCCTTCGGACGAACTTTGACCGGAGACGCACCCCAGTTAGTCGCATTGAACGCAGACACAAGGCCGTTGGATAGAATGCGCCAGCGAGTATCTCGCGCTCACCTAAGGGGACCGGCTCAGGTGCCGGATCCGGGTCCAGCTCAGGTGCCGGCTCCGGTGTCGATACCCCGCGCGTGGCAAGGCTGTGTTCGGTGGCGCGCAGTTCAAGCTCGAGGACGAACAATTCGTTGATGATGTGGTGCGCCCGATGCCGTAGACCGCTCTCGCGATCACACAGCTCGCCTTGACAACGCAGGTTGTCGTGGCGATAGCTCGCGTCCTGATATCGTTCGATACCGTTGGCGACATTGAGCCAGTTGTGGGCGTCGTACTTGGCCGCGCCGAACGTTAGTACGTCCACGAGCGCGGACAGCGCGCGAGGCATGCCTTCGTGGAGCAGTCGAGGTTGTAGTTTTCCGACGTCGAATTTACGGCCTGTAGATTCGTTCATGTGAGGGAATTCCCGTGATTGGTGCGCGTGGCGGGTGCACGCGCCGGTACGACTGGCGCTTTTGCGACTGCAACAAAGAGCTGGGCGGCGCGCAGAACGAACGAGGCGACAGATTCAGTCCGTGGGTTGCGGATTGCGACAACGTTGCATGCGATATGGATCGTACGGTCGGTATTCATAGTCTGTCCTCATAGTCGATTGTCATCGGTGATCGTCTGGATCGTGAATTCGGCGCGGCCTATGCCGTCTGCCCCGCCACGCAGCAAGACTAACGCGTCTATTTGCGAGTCGTCAAGCCATATTCGCTGATCTGTTAAGCAATCGATCATAATTTTCTCTCGATTTGCTATGTCCCACTTACGCTTCCCCATCGTCGACGGTGGGTAAAGCGTGACCCAGACCATCAATCGGCCGGTCAACGGCGCGGCGGCCTTGCCGACAGGCAGTAGCTTAGCGACCGCGCGTTTGTAGTCGCGCGCCGCGGCCGATAGGACGATGCGCCCTTGCACCGCACGCCAGATGGAGTTGAGGGTCGGCGGCCAGGGTAGCGTCAGCCGAAGATCAGTCATTTTGTCCTGCACAGAAGTCGGCACGAATGTATCGGACTTCGAGCCCGCCGATGGGCTCGTCCGACCACGTGACACCATCGACCGCGTGGGGAAAGGATACGTCGCGCGCCGTGGCATCGGCGTCGATGTCTACTTGCAGATAGATCGTTTCCGGCGCTTCCCGGTCCAGTCTTGGCAGATCGTGCGGTTCATCGCACGACCCGACAGCGGCGCGGAGTACGACCTGCATGTCTGCGAGGATGCGCGCGCGTCCGACAGGGCCAAGATCATCGAACGCTACGTCGGTCAACGCGCAAAACGCGCGCGCCGCTAATTCTGCCGGGGACTTGAGTCTAGTCGACACGTGTCGATCTCCTAGTATGGCGGTCACGGCTGGTACCCGACGGCGCGCAACGCGTCCATCGCCTCACGGTACTGCGCGCTAGCCGAGTAGACGTATTGAAGCTGATGGCTGACGGCGTTGCTCGACCAGGACTCGGTCAGCGTACGCGCTTCGCGATCCAGCACGCCACGGCGGTGGAGATTGGCCAATACGGCAGACGCGTGCGTCGTCTCGCGGTCGATCAGCACCGACAGATCGTAGGACGTCGTAGGACCTTCGAAGCGAAGGCCACGGCGATAGATGCCTGCGTACCGGGTTCGATGCGCGTCCACCGTTTCCAGCGTTTCTCGCGGGCACGCGAACTCACCGCCTGCCGAGTGCGGTGCGGGAGGATTTTAACCGCGAGCTCGGAGCCTCCGACGAGATAAAGCGCGCGCGCCGTACGCTCTTCGGCCGTCGTCCAGGGACGTACCGTGCAGCTCGTATTGGAATCAGCGACGCGCAGCTTGTCCCAGGTCAGCGGCGGGTCGAGCAGCGACAGACGGTTCGCGGCGGTCGCTTTGACGACGTTGAGGCGCTCGGCGATCTGAGCTACGGTCAGTGTCTCGCCTTGGATGCTGTAAGTCTTCATAGTCTTAGTCCTTGCGTTATTTCGTAGGGCGCGGTGCTCTTGCGCGTGTGGGTGGACTTTGCGGCGTTGACCTTTGAACCGTCCAGGCATGTGGACGCGGTAAGGGTCTTTCTGCGGACCTTTAGCGCGGTCGAGTGCCGCGCGTTGTTCGGGCGTCATATCCATCGTGTCGAGTCTCTATCGAGACAGCGCCCGCTAATGCGGGCGCTGTCGTTCGCTCAGCCGAAGGGGTTGTCCGTGCCGGCCGCCGACTGCTGGAACGGATTGCCGGTCGTCGCCGGCGCCGTAGACGCGGCGGGGGCTGCGGCGACCTCCGCGCGGTACTTGGCAAACACGCTCTCGGACGGTTCGCCACCCTCACTGCTGCTCGAACGGCGTTCGCCGCCGCCGACGGCCATCACACCGTCAAGAGAGAACGACACGCCGGCCGGACCGCCATTTTTTGGCGGATACGCAAATCCATGCGCATTGACGCGGACTTTCTGGCCCGCAAATAAATCGGTCCGGATCTTTGCGCCGTTGATCGGCAGAGCCTGTACCGACGACCCGTCCAGGAGAAACAGCGCCGGCGGAAAGTCCGGGCCGGTGCCCATACGGACGATCAGCCAGTCTTGCGGGATGCCGGCGAACTGCTTGTCCGGCTCCAATCGGCTGTGCAGCTTCGGCGCAAGGCGCATACCGGCGAGGCTGCCACCGGCAGCAGCCTGGCAGGCCGCGGTCAAGTCCGCACCGGCGGACGGGGGAAACGCGAACAAGCCCCAGAACTCCGGGCGGTCAGGTTTGGCTTTGCCGGCCTTGGGCGCGTCCAGGCTGCCGGCGAGGAAAATTGCAACGTGATCAGCAATGCTCATAGTCTCAGGTCTCAGTCGATGCGCGATGGCGCGGGTGGGTACAACGCTTATGATTATGCTAAAGATTTAGTACGGTGTCAAACCCTTCTTTGTTCAATTGCGTTACGGATGACCGCAATGCCGACAGGCGTCACATGCGGGCGACCGCACTTGGCCAGATCGTGTTCGTTTTGCGACGCGACGATGAACGTCGGGTTCGGTCTCCAGATGGTGCTCGTTACGTTCGTGATGTAGCAGTCGCCCTTGCGCCAGCGCGGGGAGCCGCCGGTGCGCCACTCTCGCAGTAGTTCGACGCGACCACCGATGCCGGGGCTGGAACTGATCGAGAGCCACACAGACCCACCGTCGCCATCCACGTCGATGCAGACATAGGGTTTATTCATCGGCGTGTTTGCGCCCGGGCGAAAACGGTTGCCGTCGGGGTTGAGTAAGGCGGGGTCGAAGTAGGCGACCGCGCCGGGGAGAATCTCGTCAAGCCTGATCATGTGGGTTCCTTTGGTCGTCGTACTTCCCTTCCAGCAGCTGGCGGATCGCGCGGACGGCTGCGAAATAGATGTCACCCGGTTCCATATCTTCTACGAGCTCCTCGCCTAGGTGTTGTTCCAGAAGTTCCATTGCACGGTATGTGGTGTTCATTGTTCATCCTTCTTCGTTGGCGTTGATAGGTACTTGGCGAACGCCTGTAAGGCTACGCTAGGTTGTTTGCCCGACGCTGAGACGTACGTCGCAATATCGGGATAACGTCCGGTAAGTTCCGCCATCTGATCGGGAGGGATCACCCCTTCGACCTTGCTGATCGCGGGCGGTTTGAGCAGGTCCATGCGGTCGGCGAGCATGATCGCTTCGACCGCCGCCGCGTCGCTGAGCCACTTCGGCGATCCTTTGCGATAGCGCACCGACACGGCCGGATGTTTGTGCTCGTGCAGGATGCGCACGCGCTCTTTAAGGTCCTCCTCGAACGCGGAGAACGCCGACCGCTGAGCCCACAGCGCCATTACCTCGTCGGGAGACAGGTCAGCGACCGTGCGAGGGTTAGACTCCGCTTGCAAAGCCTTAGCGCCGAATTCCGCCGCAGCGGGGCACCAGCGCGCACTCGGGCAGTAGGTGCAATGCTCCCCCGGCACGGCCTTCGGAACGCCACCACGAGCCATAGAGGCAGCCTCAGAGGCAATCGTCGCCAACTCGGAGTCTAGTTTGTTCATTTCTTCGGCGACCCAGCGCTCTGACAGCCCGGTCAGGGCCTGAAACGGCTCGCCGACCATTGTCCGCGGCTGGTAGACGAACAGCTGAACGTCGGACGGCGGAGCCGGAAACCGATGCGCGAGTAACACGGCCGCGCCTGCGCATTGCGGGTTAGGTTCGGCAGCCGTACCGACGCCGACCGGCGACCGGCCGAACTTATAGTCGCCGATCACTAAGCGCCCGATCCCGGGGTTGTACAGCGCGACGTCGGCGACCGTAAAGACTTTGACTCCGTACAGCTCGACGCCCTCGATCTTGTATTCGGTCAAGCACTTCGTCGGACCCGTCGCATCGGCGAACAGGTTAGCGGCGTGTGCCGCGTACGTGGCAGCGTAGCTACGTACACGTGCCTGCCAGGTGCTACTGCCTTCGGGCGTGTACAGGTCGGGGTCGTCAAACCCTTGCGGCGGTTCGACTGCGGGCCGCGGAAGGTCCTCGCCAAATTCGCCTCGCATCGCCCACTCGGCGAGTTTGTGCGCTTCGGTCCCTTCGGCAGCAGCAGGTCCGGACGGCGTGCGAAGTTGCGGGAGCAGCGCCGACGCCGGACATTTCGACCAGCGATAGCGGCTGGACATCGCGACGGTCGGTTTCATCGGATCGGGCCTGCGAATGTAGGCACCGTCGGGCAAATCGAGGGGGTCGTTACGGTTATCTGTACATAGTAGATGTACCTTCATACGGGTGAGTAATGGTGATGCCTGGCGCACGTTACGCGGCTTATTCGTGCCTGTCAAGATCTTTGGGTCGGTATTTACGGTAGAGATCGGTATTACGGTAGAGCTCGCCTAAAGCTTCTAAGCTTCTAAAGCTACTAAGACTATATATATGTTAGTGCTTTTGGAATTAACCTAGCTTTTGTAATTTTGCCATGATTTTTAGTCCAGTTTTTAGAGCATTTAAAGCTTAGAAGATTAGGTGAAATCGAACAAAATCAGTCACTTAGCGAAAGTAACAAGAGCGTAACAAAAGCGAGCGAGCTCTACCGTAAATTCGTTTGGTCTATACCAGATAAGACGGGCTAGACCCACGTTCGGAACACTGAATACGCCCATACGCCATCGTCTAACCGAGCTCGAACACAAAAAACGCCCGATGCGGTCAGCGTACGTACAGTAGCGACATCGTCTCGCCACTTGTGATATGCTCCACGCATGAGCGATCCAAGCGCCCACGACCTACAGCCGATCCGTGCGTCTCTCGTCGCCGATCTTGTCGACCTCGTTAACCTCGACTTGTCGCAGGTCGTCAAGGTCGCGCTGACGGCATGCTCGACGTGCAAAGGACACGGGACAATCGGCGACCGTGACGAGGGTCAGGACGTCACGTGTCCGGAGTGCGGCGGCGTCGGCGCGGCCGAAGCGTTCGTCCTCGACCTGGATGCGATCAAGACGCCACGCATAGGCCGGCACGTCGAGCAATGGGAACTCAAGCAAGGTCAGCTAGTGCCAAAGTTCCGAGCCAAATCGACCGCATTCGCTCAGCTGGCCAAGATCCTTGGATTCGACAAAGCCGTCCTCGAAATCGCGCAGTCGGCTAGCTTTAGCGACACGCTGTCGGAGTCCGACCGCGCGCAGTATGTCGAGCAAGTCCGAGAACTCGCCCTTGCGGGTAAGCTATGACGCCCGATCCCGTTCGAGCGCTGATCATTGCGGCGCGGACCAATTACGCCGCATTCGTGTCTGCCACGCACCGACCGCGCTTCATCCACTCGGATTTTTCCTACTCCGTCTGCAAGGCGGTCGACGACTTCGTCGAAGACCTGATTGCAGGCCGCCGACCGATACTCGACCTGACCGCGCCACCTCAATTCGGGAAATCGTCGCTGATCTCCCGCTGTCTGCCTGGGTACGTGATCGGGCGGCTAGGTCCGGTGCTTGGTCACTGTCGCGTCGCGCTGTCGTCGTACGCGCTACCGCGCGCGAAAGCAAACCTACGCGACGCACGCAGCATCATGTGCGAGCCAATCTACCGGGAGATATTCCCGCACGCCTCGATGCTGACTTTCAAGGGCGGGCGAAACACCTACGATTATTTCGACCATCCTTATGGATTCATCAAGGCGCAGGGCGTTGGCGGCAGTCTGACCGGGTTCAGTATCGACGTCGGCCTGAATGACGATTTGACCGCCGACGCGCAGGACGCATTGAGCCAGACTGTTCAAGACGGTCATCAGGACTGGTACGCGACGGTCTTCACGACGCGCCTGCAACAGCGCAGCGGGCAGATCAACATGGGGACGCCCTGGTCCGCCAATGACATCATGGCGCGCATCAAGAAAGTACACGAAGGCAAGCCGAACTATCGCAGGCTGAGCTATCCGGCACTCAACTACCCCGGCGAGATCGGCTACGACCCCGACTTGCGGGAAGGTGCGCTCGTCCCGGAGCTCCACAGCGAAGAGAAGCTGCGCGAGATCAAGGCGTCGATGTCCGAAGCGTGGTGGGCGGCGATGTACCAACAGGCGCCGATGTCGGAGATGGGCGCCATCTTCGGTAAGGGTGGCGTGCGTTACTACCGCCAGGGCGAGCTGCCGACCGCGTTTGCCCAGGTCATCATGACCGTCGATGCGTCGTTCAAGGGCAAGGAGACATCGGATTTCTGCGCCATCGGCGTATGGGCTAAAACCTCCGACAACCGCGTCTGGCTGCTGGCGATGCGCCGGGAGAAGCTCGCGTTCACGGCAACTGCGCAGGCGATTGTCGATCTCAAGGCCGCCTATCCACAGTGCACGCGTATCTACATCGAAGACGCGGCCAACGGCCCTGCGTTGATTGAGATGCTCAGCCGCCACGTACAGGGAATCGTAGGCGTGCCGGCGCTGGGATCGAAAGAGTCGCGCTGGCATGCCGTGGCCGGTGTCTGGCAGTCGGGGCAGGTCATGCTGCCGCACCCGGACGACGTACCGTCCATTGTGCCCGTCGTGGCCGAGATTGTAGCCGCGCCCGACGTGCGCAACGACGACGCCGTCGACTGCATGGCGATGGCCCTATACCAGCTCTGCATGCGCAATCCGATCTCCTCGATGATCACGCAGGACATCTTACGCCTCGCCGCCGGTGGTTATTGACGGCAAAATCGTGTAGCATGGGCGTACTGCCCGGAGAATCCAATGGCTGACACCGACCCGACGCCGCGCCCAGAGATCACGTATGCGACGCTGCAACAAGCGCAGCGCGTAGACGCAAAGCGCGCGACACATACCTCGCTAGGTCTTGCGACGGCCCACGAAATCGATCCGACCGCCTACAGCCCGTACGAGCGTAACGCTGCGCAAAACGCGATGGCGATGGACTACGGCTTGCAGACCGGACGTAACGGCCGCAATGCCTTGTCGTTCGTCGAGGCGACCAGCTGGCCAGGATTTCCGACCCTAGCGCTATTGGCGCAGCTGCCCGAATATCGGACGATGCACGAGACGCCGGCCGACGAGTGCGTGCGCGCCTGGGGTAAGATCACCTGTTCGTCGAAAGACGAGCTTGCCGCCGACAAAGCCACACGCATCACCCAGAAACTAGAGCAGTACAATGTGCGCACGCTAGTTCGCACGGTCGTCATTCACGACCAGGCGTATGGCGGTGCGCACGTCTTTCCGCACCTCAAGATGGACGGCGATTCGGTTCCCGCCGATGCGCCGTTGCTGCTCTCGCCGAGTTTCGTTCAGCGCGGCTGCTTGATTGGGTTTGCGACCATCGAGCCGATGTGGCTGTCGCCCAATGCGTACAACGCCACAGATCCGACGCTGCCGTCGTTTTATAAGCCCGACAGCTGGATCGCGACATCGGGCAAGAAGATCCACAGCTCGCGCATTCACACCGTTGTCGGACGCCCGGTCGGCGACATGCTCAAGGCGGCCTATAGTTTCCGGGGCGTGTCGATCTCGCAACTCGCCATGCCGTACGTCGACAACTGGTTGCGCACGCGTCAGTCCGTCAGCGATACGGTCAAGCAGTTCTCGATGACCAATCTCGCCACCGATATGGCGCAGCTGCTCGCGCCGGGCGGGGCACAGTCGCTCGACGCGCGCTTGCAGCTGTTTAACTTGTACCGCGACAATCGCAACATCGGCGCGCTCGACAAGGGCACGGAGGAGATCCAGCAGACCAATACGCCGTTGTCTGGGTTGGATAGTCTCCAGGCGCAGTCGCAAGAGCAGATGGCGGCAGTCTCGCACATTCCGCTGGTCAAGCTGCTCGGCATTACGCCTAATGGCCTCAACGCCAGCAGCGACGGCGAAATCCGCGTCTGGTACGACTTCATCGCCGGCTATCAGGCTACTAATCTCACGCCGCTGATGGAGTGGATCATCGACCTAATCCAGCTGTCCGAATACGGTCAGATCGACCCGGGCCTGGCATGGGAATGGTCGCCGTTGATGGAGCTGGATGACAAGGAACTGGCGGAAGTGCGTCAACTCAACGCGTCGACCGACAGCACCTTGATGGAGCTGGGCGTCATCGACGCTAAGATGGTGCAGCAACGTCTGGCCGCCGATCCGACCAGTGGCTACGCCGGCGCGCTGGGCGAACGCGATGAGCTCGACGACGTCGAGGAGATCGCCAAGCAACTGATGGCGGCCGCGCTCAACCCGCCCGCAACTGCGCCTCAAACGCCCAACCCACAACCGGACTCCGAAGATGACCAAACCGATAACCAGCCCGACGCGCAAGCCGATCCAGCTCAAAACGATCAGCCCGTCGGCAACCGCTGAGGATCAGTATGCCCGCGCGCTGAGCAAAGCCGTGCGGGCGATGGCGAAATCAGTCGAGTATTGGGTGCAAGCAAAGTACCGCGCCGCGCACGAGGCAAACGTCGCCGCCGGAATCGTCACGACCGACTCTACGCCGTTCGAGGACCAGCTCTCGTTGTTCAAAGAACTGACGAAGCTGCGCGAACGCTGGGACAAGTACTTCGGCAAAATCGCGGAGATGATCTCCGCTAAGTTCGTGGACGCCGCCTATACGGCAAATAAACTCGCCTGGCAGGCGCAGACCAAGCGCGAGGGCTTCGACGTGCCGCTGCAATTGACGGCGGCGCAGCGTTCGGTGCTGAGCGCCTCCGTCGCTAATAACGTCTCGTTGATCAAGTCGATTGCGACCGAATATTTCAACAAGGTCGAGGGCGACGTGACGCGCGGATTCCTGGCTGGGCGCGACTTGGAAAACACCGCGGCAAGCCTGCGCGCGCTAGGTCAGGTGACCGACAACCGCGCCGCGCTCATCGCACGCGACCAGTCCAACAAGCTTAACGCGCATCTTAACAGCGCGCGCCAAAACGAGTTAGGTATCCGCTACGCGTACTGGCGACATAGCTCGGCCGGCAAATCCCCGCGTCACACGCACGTGCGCGCTGGCCGCGAGAAGTGGATCTACGACACGCAGGTCGGCATCGACTTCGGCGACCAGTTTGGTTCGTCGTTACCTGGCACACCAATCAACTGCCGGTGCGGGAGCCGCTCGATCATCCCCGCCATCGACGGAGAGCTAGGCCCCGACGATTTAGAGCCCGTTCCCGGCTTCCCCGGCGCGTACACTAAGCGTAATAAGTGATAGTTAATAAGCGATAATATCGTAGCTATTAGGCTACATAAGCGCCTAACGCTTGCAGACTGTCAAATCGCTGGTATTATGCGGATATGCATAATGCTTTCCACGACTACGCCTTCGACCGACAGTCCGCCCGCACGTTCGACGCGGACGGCCGTATGCGGGTTCGCGACTGCGTCATTTCGGTCGCCGAAGTTAACCCCTACTACGGGCACGAGATCCCCGGCTGGCGCGGACTTGGTCTGTCGCCCGACAAGGTCTACGACATGTACCGCGATCCGGTGGAACTTGAACGCGCTGCCACGACGTTCAACGGACCGCTGATGATCAGACACGTCGCGCAGACTGCGGAATCGCCGCAGAAAGAATACGTCGGCGGTACCGTGTACGACGTGCGCTACGTAAACGGTCAAATGCGCGCCGATCTGTTGATCATGGATCGCCAAGCCATCGACTACGTACAGTCGGGCGAGCTCGCCGATCTTTCCAGCGGCTATCGTTTCGTTGCGGATATGCGACCAGGTGAAGTCGATGGGCGCAAGTACGACGGGCGAATGACCGCTATTCAAGGTAACCACGTCGCCCTCGTTGCCAAAGGGCGCGCAACCGGTGCGCACGTCGCAGATAGCGCGCTAAATTCAACGACAGGAGTAACCCCAGTGGATCCGAACGAAAACGCCGCGCCAGCGGCACCCGACACGCCCGGTACTGGCGCAGGCATCGCCGAAGCGTTGATGATGCTGACCGCTAAACTAGAGGCGTTAGACAACCGTCTTGCCGCCGTCGAAGGTGGTAAGCAGCCCGTACCGCAGGCCGAAGCCGCAGAAGTCGTACCGCCGGTCGAAGCGGCCGACGAATCTGACGACTCGGAAGACGACAAGAAAGACGACGTCGCCGAAGATTCCGAAGACGACGAAGACGACAGCAAGGATAGGCAGGCGATGGACGCTGCGTCCGTGCAGGAGCTCGTCAAAGCCGCCGTCGAGGCCGAGCGTAAGCGCGCTGCGGATGTCACCGCCGCCAAGCAGGCGTGCCGCAACGATCTGGGCGATATGATCGCACTGGACGACGCCGGCGAAATCTATCGTGCAGCACTCAAGCAGCGCGGTGTCGACGTGTCGGCCATTCCCGCCGGCGCCGAGCGCGCGACCTATCAGGCTATCGACTCTGTCACGCGGTCTAGCGTCGGGTCTTTTGCTTTCGACAGTAACTCCGGTGTTAAGCCGGCCTTTGACCTTTCGCGCATTCGTCGCGCATAACCGGAGTCTCTCCATGCCGTTCCAGACTAACATCGCAGTAAATCCAGCTATTGGCGTCGCGGGCGATTTCGCGTCGACCAATCCCCGTCAGTTCGTGGTCTCGGGTACCCTCAATCAGCGCATGGTTGGCGCTGGTGCCACTCCGGGTCCAGCTATTTGCGGTCGCTTCGGCCTGTTGCAGGCTGACGGCACCGTCACTAGCACGCCGGGTTATGCCGCGGCGACTGCTGCCGGCGCGTCTAGCCGCATCGGCTTTATTCATCGCTTCATGGGCGCGGCGTTGTTCACGAATTGGCTGTCGCCGTCGTCGATGACCATCTTGCAGGGTCAGCCCGTCGAACTGTTCGCGATTGCCGACTTCTTCGCGGTCGCCGATGCGGTCACCGGTACTCCGACGCGCGGCGCGGCCGTGATCTGGAATCCAGCCACCGGTCTGATCAACATCGGCGCGGCAGTTTCGGGCACGACCGTCGACACTGGCTTCGTGCTGCTGAGCGAAACGGCGGTCGCGGGTCAGACTGTCATGATCGGTAAGAACGGCGCGTAACGGCCACTCACTTAACAACTAGGAACCTATAACGTGTCTATCAACAACGACCGCACCGATATCAAGCAGCTGGAAAAAGTCGGTATCATCTTTGACGGTTACTCGCCAAAGTCGATTTCGAGCGAAGTCAGCGCCTACGCGATGGACGCCGTCAATCTGACGCCGACCTTGCAGACCACCGCTAACGCGGGCATCCCGGCGTGGATGACCACGTTCGTCGACCGTCGCGTCATCGACATTCAGCTCGCGCCGATGGCGGCTGCGAAAATTTTCCCGGAGGTCAAAAAGGGCGATTGGACGACCACCTATGGCGTGTTTATCATTGCCGAGCCGGTCGGTCAGGTTGCCACTTACTCGGATTGGTCCGCCAACGGTATGAGCAAGGCGAACGTCAACTTCGAGTCCCGCCAGAACTACCGTTACCAGACCTGGACCGAATACGGCGACCTGGAAATGGCGACCTATGGCGAAGCGGGCATCGACTACGTCGCGCGCCAGGAAATCTCCGCCTCGCTGGTAATGGCCAAGTTCGCCAATTCGTCTTACCTGCTCGGCGTTGCGGGCATCGCAAATTACGGCCTGATGAACGATCCGAGTCTGCCGGCTCCGGTGGCTGCGACCGTCAACTGGGCGACCGCCGCTCCGGAAGACATTGCAAACGACGTCGTGGCAATGGTCGGTCGTCTGATCTCGCAGTCGGGCGGTTTGATCACCGGTCAGGAGCGCATGGTGATGGCCCTGGCTCCGTCGGCCCTGAACAACGTCAACCGCACGAACAACTTCGGTCTGTCGGCTGGCGCGAAGATCGCCCAGACCTACCCGAACATTCAGTTCGTCGCGGTCCCGGAGTTCGACACCGCGTCGGGCCGTCTGGTGCAGCTGTGGGTGCCGGAAGTTAACGGGCAGCCGACCGGCGAAGTGGCCTTCGCGGAAAAGCTGCGCTCGCACAGCATCGAGCGTTATTCGACCACGACCCGCCAGAAGCACAGCGGCGCGACGTTCGGTGCGGTCATCTATCAGCCCTGGGCCGTCACTCAAGAACTCGGCGTTTGATCCGATACACTGCAACACTTAGGCACTGAGCCACTAGCCAACCCCGCCCTTTCGGGCGGGGTTCTTTTTGTGCGTGACATTCCGCACGAATTGCGGTACTATCGCGCTAGTCTTCAACCCACTGGATAATTTATGGCTCGCAGTTCCAATCGCAACGCATCTTCCATGCCGACCGACGCTACTGGTTACGTGACCGTCGCGTGCCGGCTGCCGGCGGGCATGCGGCTCGAAGGCATCCCGGGCGTCGCCGATGGCGTGCTGATGCTCAAGGGCAGTAACGACGACTGGGCGCTCAAGATGGCGGACGAATACGGCGAGGCCGGTTTGACGTCGGGCGTGCCCGCCGAAACGTGGGACTACATCGAATCGCACCCTTTCTACTCGCAGTCCAAGTGGCTGAAAAATGGAGTGGTGTTCGCCGCCGCGCGCGTGAAGGACGTCATTAAGGAGGCGCAGGAAGTCGAAGACGAAACCACCGGCTTCAAAGGCATCGATCCGACATCGCTGCCGGCGCGGATCGAAGATTCGCTGCTCGCTGAAAGTAAGCGCCGCTAATAGGTACCGCACATGGCCGTCGTCGTCTTCGACCCTACCGCATTCAAACTCGTTTACCCCGAGTTCGTCGCTGTGCCGGACGCGCGCCTGACGGCCTTGTTCAATACGGTCGGCTATACGATCCTCGACAATACCGACGCGTCGGTGATTGTCGATCCGCTGCGCCGCGCACCGTTGCTCGACCTACTCGTCGCGCACATGCTAGCGCTTTTCGGCTACGTTAACGCCGACGGCTCGATTACCCCAGGGACTGGCACCGTAGGACGCGTGGCGAACGCGTCCGAAGGGTCTGTCAGTACATCGCTCGCGTACAGCACCCCGACGGGCGCAGGCGAAGCTTGGTTCACCCAGACCCCCTACGGCGCGATGTATTGGGCGATGTCCGCGCCTTTCCGATCATTCCACTACGTCGCGGCCGGACTCAGTGGCGTAGGCTACTCGCAGGATTATCTGTCCACGTATGCGGGCGTCGAAACGCGCCTGGGCAACAACTCCGGCACTCCTAACGGCGTATGACGACCATCGCGCGCAAGGGCGTAAAAATGCCGCCGCACCTCGAGGCCCAGTTTCAATCGGGCGAAGTCAAGGCGGGCGTGCTGTCGGGATCGACATATCCGCAGATGACCTACACCGACCAGCGTACCGGCAAGCAGATCGAGGACGCGCGCGGCGGTATGCCGGTAGCGGTCATCGCGCAGGCGCTCGAATACGGCCACGGGCAAAATCACCCACGACCGTTTATGCAGCAGACCTACGCCGCACAGTACCGCGCGTGGTCGCGCGATCTGACGTTGACTCTCAAGGCTGGCGCGGCAGCAGACACGGCGCTGCGCACGGTCGGTCAGCGCATGGCTGAAGACATACAAGACACGATCCGCAACTGGCCCGCCGATAACTCGCCCGAGTGGGCGGCGATTAAAGGCTTTAATGCGGGGTTGCGCCAGACCGGCGTCTTGCTCAACGCAATCGATAGTGCTGTCATTATCGACGGCGAGCACGGGGAGGCACCACGCGAATGAGTGGGCTCAATCTACATCGCATCGTGCGTGGCCCGATCCAGGTCGTCAATCCGGATGTCCCCGGCGACGTCTACATCTCGACCGGGCACACGACGCTGCGCGGTATCGTAACGCCGACATTTCAGCGGCTGCCGGCGCAACGCTTGCAAGTTCAGGCGGTGACGACTAACGACCTCTATCAGCTCAATGGGCTAGGCTACGCCAAAGACACGCAGAAACTGTATGCGTACGGCACGTTGTCGGGCATCGTACGGCCGGAGGGCAAGGGCGGAGATCTGGTTAATCTCGCCAACACGTGGTGGGCGATCCAAGGCGTGATCGAGTGGTGGCCGCAATGGTGCTCGGTCGCTATCACGCGTCAGGTAGACGCCGCCACGTTGGACGCGCTACTGGCGCAGCTGCGCAATGGGAATGTCGTATGACCGCCGCAACGCTGACGCCGACCGAAGACGCTGTATTCGACGCAATGTTCGGATTCCTGGCGAAGGTCCTTGACCTCCCGGACGATACGCAGGCGATCATCAAGGGCTTCCAGAATTTGTCTTCGACGCCGACGGGTAGTTGTGTCGTCGTCTCACCGGGTATGATGACGCGCCAGGATTTTGGGTCGCGTCTATACGACCCGGGACTCTCTAAAGTGGTCATAGAGGCGCACCTGACCTATAGCTATCAGGTCGACTGCTATGGCCCGCTCGCACCGACCTGGGCATCGGTCATCTCTGTGGCGTGGAAATCGATGTGGGGCGTCGATAACACCGCGCCGGCGTTCGCGCCGCTCTACGCCGACGCGCCGCAACAGCTCAACATTGTCAACAGCGAGGGCCAATTCGAACAGCGATTCATGGTCCGGCTGTTCGGGCAGGTAAATCAACGCGTGGCGCTGCCCCAGGACTTCTTCGATAGTGTGCAGCTCACTTCCCTTAACATCGCAGATCTATTACCATAGGCTCAACTGGCCGGAGATATCGCATGCCTAACATCCCAATTTCGCAAATCGTTTCGATCAACCCGCAGGTGGTTAGTGCGGGCGGTACTCAGGGCACACTCGACGGCCTGTTACTGACGCAGGCGACCGGCTTTCCGGTGACCCAGCCGCAGGTGTATTTCAGCGCCGCTGACGTCGGTACGGCGTTTGGCTTGACCTCTGACGAGTACAATGCCGCTCTGGTCTACTTCGCGGGTATTCTGGGCGGCGGCCAGCAGCCGGCGAGCCTGACTATCGGTCGCTACGCGTCCGCGGCGACAAGCGCTGCCGTGTTTGGCGCTCCGCTGACACTGAGCCTGGCGCAGCTCCAGACGCTGTCGGGTACGTTGATTGTCACGACCGACACGCAGCGCACCTCTGCCGCGATCAACCTGTCGGGCGCAACCTCGTTTGCCAACGCGGCGTCGCTGATGACGTCCGGGTTCACGACGCCTAACTTTGCCATTACGTACGATGCGCAGCGTCGCCGCTTTGTCCTGTCCACGACTGCGACCGGTACGACCGCGAGCGTTTCCGCCGTAACCGGTACGCTTGCCGATGGCGTCGGTCTGTCGACTGCTTCTGGCGCCTACGTCGAAGGCTCGGGCTTGGCTGCGGATACCGCGGCGTCGGCACTTGATCGTCTTGCCGCAAGTTCGAGCACGTGGGCGATTTTTACCACCGCTTGGGCTGCGAGCTTGAGCGACCGCACCGCGCTTGCGCAGTGGACGTCCGATCAGGTCTTCCGCCGCATTTACGCCGCGTGGGATCAGGATGCCGCCGGTCTGTCGGTCAACAACGTGTCGAGCTTTGGCAACATCGTCAAGACGACTCCGTTCAGCAACACGATCCCGGTTTATGGCTTGCTCGCAAACGCGATGATCGTGCTGGCGTGGGGCGCATCGACTAACTTGCAGATTGCGGAGGGTCGTACAACGCTCGCTCTGCGTTCGCCCGTGTCGTCGGCCGGTGTGCGCGTCGATAACCTGGCCAACGCTAACGCGCTCCTGTCCAACGGCTACACCTACCTGGGCAAGTACGCGTCGGCCACTAACACCTACACCGTCACGTATAATGGCGCAATCGGCGGGCAGTTCCTGTGGGCCGACACCGCGCTCGGCTGGATCGCGTTGCGTCGTAACCTGCAACAGGCGCTGTTCGAGACCCTGTTGGCGTACCGTTCGCTGCCGTACAACGCCGACGGTTACAATGCGCTGTATCAGGGCGCGCAAGACGTGGTCTCGCAGTTCGTCGCGGCTGGCGTGATTCGTGCGGGCGTGGCGTTGAGTGCTTCTCAGCGCGCGCAAATCGATCAGGCAGCAGGCGTTCCGATCTCCGGCGACGTGGTCGACAAGGGCTGGTACTTGCAGGTTATCGATCCGATCACGACGACCGTGCGTACCGACCGTGGGTCGCCGACCGTTAATTTCTGGTACTGCGACGGTGGTAGCATCCAGCGCGTCGTCGTATCCGCCACTACTGTCATTTAAGGACCAACACTCATGGCTGGTACTCTCACTGTCGCAAACTCGTCCTTGATCATCACCGTCGAAGGGCTCTACCCTTCGGGGGTGAGGCTCGAAGGCTACGCCGCCGATAACGTCTTCGAGACGGCGGCGGTGGAAAACGCGGAGATCGTGATGGGCGTAGACGGCAAACTCTCTGCCGGCTACGTCTTTAATCCGATCCAATTCACGGTCAATCTACAGGCCGATAGCCCTTCGCTCGACGTGTTCGAATCGATCTGGCAGCGCGAGGCCTCCACCCGCGATAAGCTGCGCGTCGGTTTCTCCGCTGCCCTGCCGAGCACCAACAAGCGTTATGTGCTGCGCGATGGCTTCTTCCAGAGCTACCAGGCGCCGCAAGCGCAGCGCATCTTGCAGCCGGCCAGTGCGGTGTTCATGTTCTCGCGCATCGAGTTCACGAAGATCAACTGATCGAGACTGAGGACAAAAAAGCCCGCCTTTCGGCGGGTTTTTCGTTAGGGCCTAATACCAGTCGCAACCCGGGTACAGCTTGTCAACCCAATCTAGTGCAGTTCGTGCCAAATCGTTTGCTTCAT